TTATAAGTGAATTATACCTTTAATTTCAACAAGAAACAACTAAAATAATAAAAAAGTTTATTTTTTTTCTATTTTGTTGTTGACATCTAAAAATGTTTAGTGTATATTGTGTTCATAAGGTTGAAAAAAGATAAACATTTTTAAAGGAGGTGATTCAATGTCACAACGAAAAAGACCGCCTTATAAAGAATTTATTGCATGGATGATCGTTAACGATGTCAAACGACAAGATTTACAAGATTTGCTAGGAGTAACGTCAGCTACGCTTAGTCATAGACTTAACGGAACTGGAGCTGATTTCACGATGGAAGAAGTTCGTACTATTATTAATAAGTACGGCGAAGAAGTAAGTTCATTTTTTTTGAACTAAAAGTTGAAAAAAGATAAACATTTTCGACTGGAAAGGAGGAAAGAACATGTTAAAAAAACTTCGCCAAGAACGTGGCTTAACGCACGAGCAATTGGCGAAAGAGTTAGGAATAAGTAAATCGTATTACGTGAAAATCGAGAATGATTTTATGAATCCTAGTTACAAAGTGTTGAAGAAGTTAAAAGATTTCTACGGAGAGGATATTAATTTGAATGAACTTTTTAAATAAAAAAAACGCGTCTTATCCGCTATATAAGACACGCTACGGAAATTGTTCTGCTCAAGTTAATAGCGGTAACCAGCAACACTTCGCCAGTATCGTCCCTGACACTGCAGTTGCCATAAATAAGAATAAAGACCTATAGAGCAGCAAGTTTCAACAGAATATTGGGGTTCTCGTAAACCAGTACGGTCTCACAAACCATACATCTTCATTCGAACAGCGCAATTCTATTAAAACAGCTTATCTCTAATACCAATTTTATCGACTCTTGTTTGTCGGCGCTGGCAGTCAGACCAGAAAATATATCCCTATTTATTGAGACACAGTACCTTTCAAAAATTCTGACAATAATATTTTCATCATCATCATCCTCTCTGCCTACAAGGATTTGGAAGAGGTAGGCAAGGATATTATAACACTTGTTTCATAAATAAGGAATGTAAAAAACGTAAAAGGAGGAAGAGGAATGGAAACAGAAGATAAAAAGACACCTAACCAAAAGGTAGATGCCATAAATACTAACCAATCTTTTAGTTTTTCGGAAGATGGATTGGTTATTCAGTCAGACGAACGTTCAATTAAACTTGAATCAACGTCGGTGGAAAAAGCATGAAAGGAGGAAAGAACATGAACGCAAACAAAAAAATAAATTTGCTCATAGCAGGAATTGCAATTGCTAAGCTTGCAAAGTTAGCCTACTACGAGCAATACACAATCAAAGATTTTATCAGTTGGACCAAAAAAGGTCTAAAACAAAAGAAATCGTTGATTGATTCTGTAAAGCTTGGATATGAAACAGCAGAAAAAGCCAGAAAAAGATCAAAAAAAATACGTTATGAATATTTGAAGTTTAATATTCAATAATGATTCTGATTTAAATAGATTCGTGCTCTTCGCATTCCATAAAAAGTCTATCTAAATAGAGTTCTAGAACTTCTTCGGATAGAGGACGTTTGAATTCATTTGAGAATAATTGGTTACCTTCGATTTTCAAACAGTCCAGCGGAGTCATTATATGTTCAACAGGAATTTCATAGTCATAATTCAAAAAGAACCTAATGAAATTGTGATTAAAGTAAATAGTTATCCAATTGTTCGAAGTATCTACTTTAAATAATTTTGGATTTAAATCATTATTTTTAACAGATTCACTAATCAAAGGTTCTAAATAATTTGAAATAAACTCTTTTCCAGAGCGGACAATTTCTAAATCGGATTTTTGCTGTTCTGTCAATAGAGCTTCTGTGCGAATTTTTGAAATTAAATCATTTAAACGCATCTAAAACACCTCCTTTCCCCACCTCAATTATAGGCTTGAAAGAAGGTTACAACAATATGAAAAACATGAAAGGAGAAAACCATGGAACAATCAACGCTTGATTATTACGAACCAATATTCTTTGAAGTCGTAAAAAGAAACCCGGAGAAATTTGTTGGATTGATAAAACCGTTTATTGATTCAAGAAGTAACCAACGGTGGATAACGACTGAAGAGTTGTGTGAAGCGATTGGAACAAGTTCCAGTTCGTGGCACAAGAGTGAAATCAGAAACCATCCAGTGGTGGTTGCAGCAAGAAGAACAGATACACGCCCATACAAATATCAAGCGAGCATGATTGATGAAATACAAAGAGTATGGGACGGAAGGAGAAGACGATGAGAACAGAACGAAGATTAAAAAACACAGTACCATTCAAGAAGTTCTTAGCTTGGTATTTGAAATGGTTAGGAATTGCATTCGGATGTGTTAGTGCATTTCTAGTGTTCGCATTGATGGTGCTGTTGTTTGTAGGAAAGGCGGTAGAAAATCACCAAACAAAAGTTGATTTGATTAGAAGTGGACAATATGTGGAGCCTGACTTTCAGGAAACGTGGAACAAAAAAAGCCGTCACGGCAATGACGACTAAAACAAAATATCTCTAAAAGGAGTATAACATGAATTTTGAACAAATGCACAACAAGTACCTCGAACCACCAGAAGCGAGGGTGTGGGGAGAGGATTGGCAAGGAAACACAATATACGAATATGAGGCTAGAGACTACTACGAGGTAGACGGTACCTATGTCAGCGAGGACGACATCGTAGAGTGGTTTACAGCTCAGTTTTCAAAAGTGGAGGTGGACTAATGGAAACTACTTCTACTAAGAAAATGACCTACAAGGAATGGCTACAGTCTCGTAGGAGAGGAATTGGTGGCTCAGACGTTGCGAAGGTCTTAGGACTTAGCAAGTACTCGTCACCTTTCGAAATGTGGCTAGATAAAACAGGAAGAATCGAGGTAGATGCTTCCGAACCTAGCGAGGCAGCTTACTGGGGAAACACGATGGAAGAAATCGTTGCGAAAGAGTTCGCAAAACGGACAGGAAAGAAAGTCCGAAAAGCGAACAAGATTTACTTCCACAAAGACTATCCATTCTTGTTAGCTAACGTTGACAGAATGATAGTTGGAGAGGACGCAATCCTTGAATGTAAAACGGCAAGTGAGTATTTGAAAGATACTTGGGAAGGAGACGAGATACCGATAGCGTATCTAGCTCAAGTTCAGCACTACTTAAATGTGCTAGATAAGAAGAAGGCGTATATAGCTTGCTTAATTGGTGGAAATAAATTCATCTGGAAAGAAATCGAAAGGGATGAAGAACTCATACAAGGAATGACAGAAAAATTAGTCGATTTCTGGAAGAATCACGTTCTAGCGGATGTTCCGCCAGAAGTAGATGCACAAGCGTCTACTACAGATTTCCTAAACCAAAAATACTCTCAAGATTTTAGAGAGAGTGAAATGGAATTAAATTCTAACCAAATTGAAGACATTCAAAATCTTCAGGAGTTAGAGAAATACAAAAAAGAAATAGAAAACCAAATAAACGGAATTAAAAACCGTTTAAAGAATGCTTTAGGAGAATCTGAAGCGACGTACGGAAACAGCCAACTGTTCCGAATCAGTTGGAAGTCGCAGTCAAGAACGACTGTAGATACAAAAATGCTAAAAAATGAATATCCTGAGATATACGAGAAAGTCGCTAAGACTTCCGAAAGTAAGACATTCAGGGTAAAGGAGATGAAATAAAATGGCAACAAATGACACTTTAAAAGACGCTATTAAAAATTCGCCAGTTGCTACAACAAGTAAAACAGTCCCAGTTGCACAGTTAGGAATCAAGGCGATTATGAAATCTGATTCCGTGCAAAAGAGTTTTCACGAGGTGTTAAAAGACAAGGCTCAAGGCTTCACTGCTAGCGTACTAAGTCTAGTTAATAACGATAGCTACCTAGCCCAATCAGAGCCGATGAGTATTATCACAGGAGCGATGACTGCAGCAACTTTAGATTTACCGCTAGATAAAAATTTAGGGTATGCGTACTTACTACCATTCAAGAGCAATGGAGTACAGAAAGCGCAGTTTATTCTTGGATATAAAGGATATATTCAACTCGCTCAGCGTTCAGGACAGTATAAGGCATTCAACGTGACTCCGGTATACGAAGGAGAGCTAATCAGTTGGAATCGTCTCACGGAAGAAATCGAGTTTGACCCAACTAAAAAAACTAGTGATCTAGTAATTGGTTACTGTGGATACTTCGAGCTGCTCAATGGATTCAAGAAAACAACATATTGGACCAAAGAAGAGGTAGAAGCTCACAGAATAAAACACAACAAGTTAAGAGACAAAAAAGCCTTAAATGGTGTATGGCTAAGTGACTATGATTCGATGGCGTGTAAGACAGTACTTAAAAACTTGCTGAGCAAGTGGGGTATCTTATCCATCGAGATGCAAACAGCTGTATTGAGAGACGAAAGAGAAATGTCGATTGACGAAGAAACACACGACATTAAAATTGCAGAACCAGTAGAAGAACAAATTGAAGTGATTGAAGAGGAGTTAACTGGAACTCGTGAAACCGAATGATTTACGAAGGAAAGCTAACAGGAGTTAAGACTAATGAAGTAAAAATTAGATTAAAAGAAACTTTTGATTTGGATGAAGCTAAACGACATACGGACGTTGGCGAAAGTATTCAGTTAAAAATAACGGTAGTGGATAAGAGAAGTATCACTACTAAACAACAACGGTTTATATACGCGCTATTCGGTGATATAAGCGACTACACAGGCTATCCGACGGAATGGGTTAAAGACTTATTCAAGACGTACTACAGCGAACTGTACGGACTTGAGAAGTTAAGCCTAGCAATTAACGGATGCAGTATCGCGGAAGCGAACCAATTGATAGAACTTATCATTGAGTTTTGCTTCCAAAACAACATACCTTTTCGCTTTAAAGAGTTTTGCCAACCTTCAGATGTAGCACGGATTGCGTTTTTATTCATCAAATATAGAACGTGCTTCGTCTGTGGTAAGCCGAATAGCGATATAGATCATGTAGATGCAGTAGGAATGGGAAACAATCGTAACAAAATAGACCACTCAAACAGATTTTACTATTGCTTATGTAGAACACATCACACAGAACGGCACACGATAGGAGAAATCGCATTTGAAAATAAATATCATATCAAGCCAATCTTACTAAACGAGGAGGCAGTGGAAGAACTAAAAATCGGGAAATAGGTAGAAAGGAGGTAATGAATGGCTAGACCAAGAAAAGACGGACTGGATTATTTTCCAGTAGACGTAAATATACTAAATGACATTAAAACTAAAAAGCTCATTCGCAGCTATGGAACTAAAACGGTAGCGATTCTGATTTACTTATTATCCGCTATTTACAGAGATAACGGCTACTACTTACAGTATGACGATGACCTAAAGTTCATCATAGCAGACGAGTTCGATTTTGAAGAAAGTTTCGTTGAGAATGTCATTTCAAAAATGGTAGAGGTAGATTTTTTCAACAAAGAAATGTTTGAACAACATAAAATTCTGACATCGGAAGGAATACAAAAACGTTTCTTTAAAGCATCAGAGCGTAGAGTTTCTGTAAACATATTGCAAACATATTGCCTCATAAATGACAGTTCAGCGGGGTTTAT